TCGCGCCTGAGAACGTAAGCGCCGTAACGGGGCTCACTGTATGCGTACCGTCGGTCACGCTGAGCGTCCCGCCGCCCCCGCTGCCGTTGGACGCCGCCGTGATAATGCCCTCGGCGTTCACGGTGATATTGGCGTTCGTGTAGCTGCTAGCCGTAACACCCGACGTGGTCAGCACAGTCGACGGCAGCGAGCCGGAAGGAAACGACACGGTGCCGCCCGATGGAACGGTTAGCGAGGGCGTCGTTACGGCTGTCGCCAGCACGGCCGCCAGCGTCGACACGCCAAGGACTTCTAATGTCATTTCCATCGTTACGGCATCTTCGAACACGGCCGCGCCGTTGAACGTCGACGGGCCGTCAATCTGGATATCCGGCGATGTAATCGTGAACAGCACGGGCGCCACGAGATACATACCCGTCGAGTTCATCTGCAGGTATTGCGTCGGCGTAGCGTTCAGGAAGCCGCCGAAGTAGAGACCGTCAGCCCAATCGAACTGACGCGCGCTGCCCGGGTTTGCCGGTTTCGGGCTGCCGGGCGTCGCTGTCGCGTTCGCGATAACCCCAGACAAATCACGCGAACCGAATACAAGCACGCCGATATCGCCGGCCCCCGGGTCGCAAATCACAGCACCGTAGCGCCCACCTTGTAACCGGAAATACGGGCGGCCGTAAATCGTACCGTGCGGGATTGGCTGCCCCGTGGCCGTCATGAGATTCACGAGGACTTGAACGTCAACGGTCAGTGTAGCCGCGTGGACGGCCACGACTTCACACACGGTGACCGTCTGCATGTTTGCGAGCGCCGCCTGCACGATAAAATTAATTTTCGTGTAGTCGGTGGCGTCGCTGCCCGGGAGTAACTGGCCTGACGCGGTTGTCATACGGCAACCGGCGAGTTTTGCGGCAGCAGAAGCATATCAGTGAACCACGCGCCGCCCGGTTTCTGCGACTCTAGCGCGTGGGACATGGTGCTTATTTGCCAATTTCCATCCGCTTTCGAGTTATACGTCGTGGGCGTATTTGACCCTATAACCGTATCGCTGCCTTGAATCGTAATCGGTCCGAGCAGCAAAAACGCCGGGTTATAAAGCGAGCGGACTTCAACGAATCCGTCGCCGCGCACCTTGGGGTATCCCACGAGTCCTGACGACGGGGATAGAATGAACGGCACAGCGGCGGCGCGCGGAGTGCCCCACGGGGAGATAGTAATGCCTGCATGGTCCTGAACCCATGCGATATGCGCCGCCGCACAGATAGCCTTGAGTTGTCCAAGCAGCGGCTGTGGGTAATATGTGCCGCCGGGCAACGTCTGATTGACGCCGTTGTTTATAAACGGAACGCCCATTTTAGCGGCGACTACGCTGACCATCTGCGCGACACTGGTCGATACCGGGAACGACGTGGGCTGCGCGGGCGCAATGGCTTCGAAAAACCCTGTTTGCGCTTGTACAGACAGGTACGCGTCGGGCGGCCCGCTGTAGTCCGGACCGGCCTGCACAATCGCGCCAGCGAACACGGCTTGCCACGATTGGCCGCCGTCGCTTGACGCTTCAATCAGTACAGTGTTGTTAATAAATCCCGGCGTGCCTGTGCCGTTCAAAATGCTGGTTACGGCAAGCGCATTCATATCTGCTTGAGCCATACCGTAAACGCGAAGCGAAACTTGCGTCGATATGGCAGCGCCGGCCGCTTGCATGTGCATGCTCATGCGCAGCCCCGTTACCTGCAACACGTTCGCCGATGTTCCCGGGAACACGGCGTTACTCCCGGTCAGCGTGAACGTTGCCCGCAGCGCCTTGACGCTATACGTGTTCATCGTCCACGAATCCGACGGACGCTAAGTCAGCGCCCGTCAGGTAGAGCAGAACGAACTGTGCGCCGAGACCCGTGTAGTACGGCGGTTGCCCGTTGAATGTAGGCGGACCGCCCTGCGTCGCGAGCGTGTCCAGAAACATAGGCTGTCCGGTCAGCCCTTCCGGCACCGACAGATACAATTTATCCTGCAGAATCGGCGTACGGTCTAGGCAACGTGCCGTGTTTATAATCGGCGTACCGTTCACAATCAAATCAAAAAATAGCCCCGCCGCAACCCCGTACTGGTCGGTAATCGGCTGCTTTTGGTATATCGCTAATTGGCAGTTCTGCCCGTCCAAGACGATGCTTAGAGTTTGCGAAGGAACCGCGCTCAAGGGTATTTGCAACATGAGGCTAGCCTGTCGGCACTGGCGGCGTAACCGCTTGCAATGCCTGAGTCTGTACAGCCGTCGTCGGTGTCGTCGGCTGCGTGAGTCCGGTATTCTGCGTGGGAATCGCGCTCGGCTCGCTGGCGTCCGGCGTCGCGCCCGGCGTGTTACTGTACTGCGCCGTCACCTGGTTAACCTGCGTGAAGTACAATTCCACGTCGAACCAAAACGCGCCGTCCTTGCCTCGCCGCGAGAGCTCCGCGCGCGTGCAGGTAACGTCTTGATATGATTTCTCCGGCGAACGAATCGTATATAGGCTCACGTTTGATTGCGCGATAACGGCGTCGATTTGCTGCAGGAATTGTGTTCGTGCAGTCAAGTCGCCGCCCTTGACCAAAGTCACCGACGATTCGAACGGCAGCCCGACGCGGTTGTAGGTAGCGAACTGTCCGGCCTGTATCGGGAAATTCGGCACGCGATTCTCTTGCCGCCAGCCGAAATCCATGACCGAATCCGGTACGACTACCTGCGCGCCAGTCGAATCGAAAACGCCCCATACGGGCGCGGCCTGCGTGGACTGCCACAGGGCGCCTGATGTAGCCTGCGTGCCGATCGTAAGCAAGAACGCCACAGGGGCGAGAAGCGAGCGGGCTAGCTGCGGAACCCCCGGCAGCGCCGGCACGTTTGGAAATGGTGGCGTCGCCACGGTTATCGCGATACCTAGCCCGGCGCCCCATCCTTGCGTAATTATTCCGGCGCTCATGACTGCCCCTGCATAGCCTGCGACACGTCTTGCTTGCGCTGAATGGCGCCCGCGATGTGGTCGGCTACGGCGCGCGGATCGGCGTTCGGCGCGTTAACTTGAATCGTGCCGACCGTGACCGTCGTACTACGATTTCCGCCCGTCGCCGCGCCGCCCGCGGCCTTGCCGACGAGACCGGGTGTCGGGCCGGACTCGTGAATTGCGATCGCCTGCGCGAGCGCCTTAATGTCATCGGGCGTCAGTTCGTTCTTGCCAAGACGTTTGCGTACATCCGCAATGTAGGCCGGGATATTGTTGTGAACGGTGTCGCCGCCCTCATACGCCGTGATGATCGCGTCCACGGTGCGCAGACCGCGGCGCCATTTCGCGGCTAAGTCGCGCTCAAGTGCCGCCTGCCCTTCGGCCGGACTCGCGTAGCGGCGCTCGTTACCCTGTTTATCTAGGATGTTCCCGGGATTATTGAAGCGTGCGGCTTTGCTGCCCGGGGGCGGCTGGTAGCCGGTCGGCGGCGGCTGGTAGCCGGTCGGCGGCGCAACGGTCGGAACGGGCGGACCGCCCCCGCCGGAACTTGGCGCCGTTTTCGCCCCCGGCGGCGCCAGCAAATCGAGCCCCTTTCCGTACAGTTTAAACATGAAATTAAAATACTTGCCGATGACCGAACCGTTGATTAGGTCCGCCCACGCGGTAATGCTGTTGCCTATCAATTTGACTACAGCCCATATGGCTTGGAATATCTGCCCGACGCGGTCAAGCCCGCCCGTGTCTTTGAACTGCGCAAAGATTTTTGAAACAACGTCAAACACGCCCTGCACGGCGGGCGTGAGCGTCGATAGAATTTTTTGCCCTGCGCTTTCAATCTGTACGCCGATGTTGCGCCAATACTCTTGAAGCATTTGCGCCTTAGCCACGCTGTCGGCGTCAACGCTGTTATTTTTCTCGGCGAGCCGTAGCTGATCTTCGCGTTGCTTTTGCGATTGAATTAGATAGTTAATCTCTCCCTGCGCGATGCCCGCAGCGGCGAAGCGCGCCGATCGCATGGCGGTTCCCCATCCGGCGGTTTTGCGCGCCAGTTCCTCGTAAATCTCACCCTGATTTCGCAGCTTGCCGTTCGTATCAAATACGTTGACTCCGACTTGCCGCATCAAATCAAGAATAGGGCTCGTCCCCTGCCCGGACTGGAATTTAATAGCAGCATCGGTCAGCGTCTTAAACGATGCTGCTACGCTGCCGGCGTCCTGCCCCGCGTAGCGAGCGGCAAGCCCGTATTTGTTTAACTCGTGGGCGGTAATGCCGAGGGTCGCCGCCGTGCGCCCCAAGTCCGCCTCGCCCTGGTTGAGCCCGCCTAGAAATTTGGTAAACCCGGAAACCGACTCGAACCCGAGGAACAGCGCGGCCACGGTGCGGCCGACTTCTGTAAGCGATTTGGTGATGGCGTCGGCCGAGGACTTCGTGACGCGCGCGGTTTCTTTGGTTTCCTTCTCGGCAGTTTCGCGTCCTTTTTTGTAATTGGATGCGTCAAGTCCGAGTAGGACTACTAGGCTATCTATTACTGTTGCCATGGTTTTAACTGCTCACCACATATCGGGCCATTTCCGATTAGATTTGGCGGCGTTAACCACGGCCGGCAGCAATTGCAAATTGCCTTCGCAATGCAACCCGCAGACCTTATTAGAACGCAACGGCACGATATGGTCAACTTCTATTGGGACGCCGAATAAATCACATGCGGCATCCCGCGCTTTATATAGCTCGGCTATGGTGTTAGCGTCCGCCCATCGCGGCACAGCGCGCCCTAGTATGTGCCCGCCAGGGTTTTTAATTCGCCATTTACGGTTGGCGGTATATTTGCGCTTAGGTTCGGCGTGATATCGAGCATTGGCTCGCTCGGATTCTCGGGCTTTCACTTCAGGCCGTTGTTTATATTCTCGAGCGTATGCCTTAACTCTATCTTCGTGCCGTTTATTACTAGCCCTAGAACATGCGCGACGGGCCGACAGGCGATCTTCTTCACTAGCGTATTTTTTCCGTCGTCCCATTCCGCCTATTATAAGAGTCAACGCCAATAATCTCAATCAAATTGAATAAATCGCGCACGCCGTAGACCGACTGCAATTCCGCCAGCGTGGCTAGACCGCTGCTGACGACGCGGCCTATAAAGGGTGGGACATTCACGTAGTCAATCAGGCCGCTCGCGCCGCGTCCGCCCGCTCGCGCGGCTACGGCTGCTCCGTATTCGGGGGCGCGTCGGCCGGAGAAAAACCCGTGTGGAGCTTGAACAGCGCAACTTGGATTGTCAGGAACGTCTTGATTTCCTGTACGGGGCAATTACCGGCGGCATCCGGGCGTAGCCCTTGCGGCGGCTGACCCGGCTTGTGTTCGTACTTCGCCTGGTCAAGCATCTCGTCTAGGAGCGGTCGTAACTCCGCATACGGAGCTCGCAGGAGGGCTGTAACGCCGAACCCGGCTAACCCCGCCCATCCGCCCGTCATAGCGCCATCGGGCAGCGTGGCGCCGCTGGCGGCGAGCGCGAGCAGCGCCCGCAGGGCCCAGTCCTGCCCGCGGTATGCGTCCATTTCCGTCAAGATGAAAGTTTTGCCGTTATCCCGTTCGCCGTGGGCCTCCGAGCGCACGCCCGGTATCGTCAGCTTTTCAGTGCGACGCATGAATTACTCCGCGGCGTGGTGGCGCCGATTAAGTCAGAAAACTAGATGTTCGTTACGGGCGTCGATTCCCAGGTTATCTCAAAGGTTCGCGCCTCAAATATCTTTTTAGCGTCAGGAATCGGCTTGAACCGCGTGAGGGACCCGTTATTCAGCGTCCACGCTTGCCCGAGCGACGGCGACATTATCGACCCGCTAGCGGTCAAATCGTCTTGAGCGGCAATTAGCGCGCCGTTCCATTGGTCGAATATGGCATTCGCCGGGCTGTCCGCCTGCAGATGAATTAGCATTTTCACTAAATAAGGGGTAAACCCGCTCGATTTGCGACCGTCGACACCGATCTTTGCTTCTACCGGGTTCACGTCCTCGGAGCCGAACGCATCGTCCGTCGCGTATCCTTGCAGGATAACGGGACCGTCGAATACGTCCGGAACTTCTAGGACGAATTCGCTGTTTGCACTGGTAAGCGTGGCCATGATTTTCCTTAGATAACGTCAATGGACGACATGCTAATTTTCTGCACGCTGCCGCCGTCCGTGTACCAGAAATTAATGACCGGGGTTCCGCGCTGGCCGCGGACGATCGCGCCCGGGTCAAGAATCTGCAAGTACCATCCGGTGTTCTGAATCGTGGCCGTCGCGCCCGGGTCGCCCGTCGCGCTGTTGAGCGCGGCCGACTGTGTGCCGGAAAGCGTCACGCCCTTCACGATGGCGCCGAAGTTCAGGAACTGGCCGATAGGGCCGCTGTTCGCTGTCGACGTGCTGCCTACGCCGGCCGACACGGTCGAGCCCACGAGGGCCGATCGGATTAGGTTGTAGCCGCGCGAGACGTACGGTACGGCCGGCACGGTCTGCAGCAGTTCCATCAAGGCTAATTGGAACGCGGCGTTCAGTGCAATCTGATTGATGTACGTATCTGCCCACTCGAACGGGCCGGAAATCTGACCGGGCTGATTCTGTGTAAATTGCTGGTTGGCTGTCGCGTACGAGCCGTAAAAATTATATCCGTTCGCGATTAGATTACTTGCCGCAGTCTGATTCGTGACTTGCGCGGCGAGCCCCGATTGCCCGCGAAACGCGAAGGTTGTACGGCCGTTCTGCTGATTGAAATTAATCGATGCGGCAATCGCGCACTGAAACGCCGCGAGCGAGCCGCCCGTCGTGTCGTACACAGGCATAACGCCCGTGTCGCCGGCTGCGTTCACGATGTTGCCGAAACAGCCGGTTTCATTCGGTCCTTCAGTCGGCACAATACTTGAATCTTGGCACACGTACAGATAGCGGTTGAGATATGAGGGTGCTTGAAACGCCAGCGCAAACGCTTCCTTGACCGACAGCGTTTGTTCGGCGACGGTTACGAACGTTGCCCAGTTTTGGGTTTGACCCACAATGGACGCCACTAAAGCAGCAGGCGCGATTGGCGCGGCGCCCTGCGAAGTAACAGCACCGAGCGCAGCCGTCAGATTCAACCCGCTTGAGAGCGTGCCGCTATCGCCGAATCCAATCGTAGACGCCGCCCCCGTGGTTGGGCTCGTGATAACGAACGAATCACGCAGCGTGTCGTATGTGACTGTCGCGGTTCCCGCAACGTCAATCGCGCCAAGCGACACGGTACCGCTAGTGCTAACGTTCACGGTGCCCGTGCCGGCGAGTACGGTATATGTTCCAAATGACGTGATCGTCGCCGGACCGTCGACGCCAGCACCGCTCAGCACGTCGCCGATGGCGAGCGAACCCGTTACGGTTGATGCGATCGTGACGACGCCAGCCGCCTGCGAACCCGTGCCGCTAAATACCGCCGTCGCCGATTGCAGGCCGGTCTGTAGAAGTGTCGCGGCGTTCGTAAACGACGTAGCACCCGAAAGATTGATTGCCGCGGAGACGTTCACTTGCCCGTTAACGGTCACGGTAATCGTACCGGACAGTGCGTTCAGTTGCGTTAGTGTGAGTGCCGCAACCGAGCCACCACGCAAGTATGCGGCGACGGGCGCAGAATTGAATTGAACGAAATAGAGCGCGCTCGGCAGAGCCGTGCAGTTGTTGTACCCGGCAAAATAGATGTTGGCGAGCGCAGTCTCGGGCGCGTTCGGACCGAACCAAGACGACACGTTCGCGGCGCTCGCAAACGCCTGCGCAACGCCAACAGGAATCGACGGATCACCCGTCGCAAAAACCGCGTTTAAACTGAGCGGATTTCCGCCCGCGCCGAGCACGCCCGGGATGACATTCGCAAGGGCAGAGGCCGGAATTGATGCTGTCATGTCTTGATTTTCCTAGACGTACGTCACAGGGGGCACCCTGTAGAGTGTGATTCAAGTCACATAATACCCGTCCGACGCCAGAATATGCAACCTTACGGCGGCGGGGCGAACCCCGTTGGCGTAACGTCAGTGATATCGACCGGCCCAAGCACCGTTGCGTACGTTTGGGCGGTCGTCGTCACTGGGTTGTATTGAATGCGAGCGGTCACGATCCATCGGTCCTCATACTGTAGTTCGGCGTTCGTAAGCGGCGCGCGGGTCGGATCGTCCGCGTAGAGCGGTTGGCAGTATGGCGCGAGCGCGACGCAGCCGACATTATCGCGCAGCAGCGTTGTGAGGATATCGGACCATTCCGACGCGTTCGGCCCGTAGCAATCAAGTTGCACGTCAAGCTGCTGCCCTTGCTCTGCGGTAACCGGACCAGGCGCGGGGGCAATCTCGGACGTGCCGGCGTAGTTGTCGATGTTCGTCCGCAGTCGTTTCTTGGCGATTCCGGTCATGACCACGAATCCGACAGGGTACCCCGTGGGCGGGATTGTCGGCGGCATCGCGACGCGGTTCGGGTAACCTTGGACAATCTGCGCAGCCGCCAACCCAAGTTGAGTCGCGATGAAATTTCCGAGCGCCGTGTAAACCTGCGCAATAGTCGGCGTGACGGTCGCTTGCGGGGCGGGCGCGCTCACGGTCCGGTACCCGGAATTACGGTCGGCGTGTCGGTCTGCAGGCAAATTATCAGCTTGGTCCAGCCGCCGTTATTTACGTCCCACGGACCCTCAACCGGACCGACGACTTTCCAGTTTTGCACAGCCTGCCCTTGGAACGGCGCGAACTGCAGTAAGTCGCCGCCCTGACTATTCACGCGGACAATCTGTTGCGGGTTGCTGAACAGATAGCACGTGCGGAAAGTGCCCTGCAGATTCAGTCGGTCCACGTGCTTGAGTTCGTCTTTGCCTAACGGCTGAATCTGCACGACAACGGCGACGCCTGGCGCGTAGGCCGGCGTCTGCGAATAATCTGCATTACTCGTCGCCCCGAGGGACGCGAGGAACAACGCGGGCTTGTCGGCGTTCACGCTGTTGATAGCCCCTCTTACGATTCCATGCAGATTCATTTGCCGGATACCACGAAATCAGGCGCGCGCTGCATGTCGCCCGAGTCCACGAGAGGCTTATCGAATCCCTTGATTTTGATTGTCAGCGGCGCGTTTGCCGGGTCGGACCATTGCGCAATCATGTTCTCTAAATCATCACGCATGCTCTGTCCGAGCAGCGCCAGTGCTTTGCGCCCGTCGTAGTCCGTGGCTTTCAGCGCGAGCGCCAATTTGCCGCCCCATTCCTTTGAGTGCCGCTGAATCGTGGTCCGGAACGCGGGGCGCCGAGGCGCCGTCGTCGTGCCGTATTCATTCCAAAATGCCGCCTGCGCAATCGATATGACGGGCTGCACAGTAGGTGTCGCCTTGCTGCCGATGGCTTTTAGGAACCGCGCATTCGTGCGTTCGGGGTACTTCGCCCCCTCTAGGAATCCCATTTTCAGCACGCCGCCGTCCGTAATTTTCTTCTCGAGCGCGGCGAGCGCCAGCGTCATTTTCTTGCCGCCGACGACGTGATTAACCTGGGCCATTGAACCCGCCGCCCGGTCCCCACGGCCCGACACCGAATCCCCGCAACGGGTTATACGCGCCGGGCGGCGCCGGCACAAATATAGCCGTCCTGAAACGCGCGGTATCCGTCCAGTACTGCGCGCCATATTTGGTTTGCAGGAAATATGCCGCGCTCGCGCTCGGCGGCGCGCTCCATTCGGAGGTGACGGATACATCGCCTTCCGACGCGCTATTGATGCGCCCTACGATGCCTAGCGGCTGCTGCACGTTCGGCACGCCCGGAACTATCATTGCCTCGGCAATCACCGTCTGCGTGGGCGCCACGGTGTAAGCCCCGATACCGCCCGGCACGCCTGATACGAATCCCGTCACGGTCGTACCAGGGACGATAAGCGACCCGCCGACCGCGGGACCGTCGTACAGCGTCGCGCCGACCGCGAGCACGCCCGATGTGACGGCTGAAACCGTCGCCGCCGTGCCGGCAATCGCCACGGTACCGGAGAAATACGGCGCACCGATGCCGGCATCGTTCGTACCTTGGAAGATGGCGGCAATGTGCGCCGTGAGCAGATACAGCAGATACAGGCGCAGATTTGCGTCCTGCACGCGCGAGCAGCACGTGTTATTTAATAGAAACGTGGCGCCGACGAAATCGTTCGCAAGCGATGCCGGCGCCACGTTATTAATTCCCGTGAATTCCGGGTACGACGCTAAAAACTCAGCCGCGGAATACTGGACGATTCCGTAGACTGGTGTTACCGGCGCACACGGGATTACGGGCATGGCTTAGGCTGCCTGATCGTCTTTCGGGACGGGCGTTACGCCGGGAATGGTTGATTTATTGCGGTCTAGCGGCGTGAGAATTTTCGGAGTCTTCTCGCCCTCTTTTTGACGGAGCGCCGCGCCAGCGTGGTCACCCGACGCCACGGCAAACAAAATTTCATTCTTGAGCAGCCATGATTTCGGATGCTCTTTAACCCATTGCTCCCAAAACGCTTTCGGTACGTTGCGGTTGAGGTACGGCGAGGTGTTCGTGCCGTGCGGTACGTCTCCCGTGCTGCCCGCTTCCTTCAACGCTATGCGCTGCGGCTGTGTGTGGCGGTTCCATCCATAAATGACAACCCGCTGATAATTATCTCCTAATACCTGCCCGCCTGCCGGTCCGATCGTATATCCAATCTCGAGGATAAACCCCGCGGGAGACTTGCATCCGATCGTCACTGTTTCTGCTGCCATGGTCCTAACTCCTGTCTATGGTGTAAAAATCGCTGCTGTTGAAACTGGGCACAACTGGCCGGGCGGCGTTGTGCTGCACACGAGCCATGGTGTTAGCTCGCAATTCGCTGCGCTGCCCGAAACGGCTGAACCGTCCACTAGTGAAGCATAAACGGGGTCGCCGTAGATAGCCCCGCCCGCGAAGCGCAACCAGAAATTGCCGCGCGCGTGTAGCGTCACGACGAGCCCCGGGCGCACCCGGAGCCCGCCGCACGGTGTAACGGTCGGGTCCCAAAACTCCCAAGTCCAGGACGCTTGGCCGCCTGCGATACCGCGAGAGCCGCCCACAACGCCGCCATTGGCGCCATTCAGCGAACGGAACGGTATGACGACGCCGATAGCGTCGGACGCGGCGAGGCGCGTGTTATTGACGAGTCCGGACGCTGAATTCAGCCAGCCGAACCGCCCCTGCACAGTGCCGGGAGCGGCGCTGCGCGGCGCGCCTGGACCTGCAGTTACGGAGCGGAACGGCGCGCGCGTTTCAAGATTCCACGCGACGGGAACGGACGCAAAAGCGCCCTCGTAAACTCCATAGGAGCCGACGAGGGCGCTTTGTGGGGCGCCCGGCCCACAGCAGCCGGGCATCATATCGACTCGCTTAGACGCCGAGCATCGAGGTTACGAACACGGGACGGTAGTAAATCGTGCCCCAAGTTCCTTGCGACTTCTTCTGCTCCCACGAACTGGTTTTGGTCACAATCGCGTGCGCGCGCATCTTCTCAGTGAACGCGCATTCCACGGTGCGCTGCCCTTCGACAGTGTCGGCGATTAGCTGCACAAACTCTGTGCCGCCTGCGTTCCCGCCGCCATTAATCGCGAATTCGGGAATCGTCACGATTTTGAGGTTCGGGAAATTCGTCTTGATGTACGTCATCACGTTCACGTTGTACGTGTTCGCGTTCGTGAGATTCACTGCGTTGCCGGGTGACAAACCGAGCGTCATGACGGTCGACGTGTCAACCAACCCCTCGCCTTGGATAATCAGCTGCTGCACGAGCCGCTGAATGTCCGCGTAGACCACGGTCAACGGGTCGCCGCCGAACCATGTGGCCGTCGGAGTAAGCGACGGCAACAGCGACGGGTCGTTCGTTCCGCCGTAAAGCTGCAAGCCAGTGATGCCGTACAGGTACGTGAGATTCTGGTACTTGAGCAGCGCGAGGATTGAACCCTCGTTCACCTTGCTAGCCCAATCAACTTTCGCCTCGGACATGCGCGCGAGCTCGCGCTCGCCCCATCGGGTGTTCGTCTGGTAGTGGTACGACTGGCGCTGCGGGAAATTGACGTTCGCGTTCGCCATTCCGTCTTGACTGAAATCGCCGTAGCTCGACACCTCTCCGGTACGCTCCGCAACGATGAACATTGCGGTATCGCTAACCCATGTTCCTTTCTTCGTCTCGCCGTACATCTCGACGGCCTTGACCGGCGCGACGAGGGTCATGATGTTCGTCGGGTCCACGTAGGTTGTGAACAGCGACGGGATACCCGCGTTGGCTGCAGTAATCAATGCCGGCTGCGCGTCGAGCGCTACGCTGCGGTCAATCAATTGCATACCGCGGGCTTCTTGCGCAAGCCCGGCCATGAAATGGATTCCGTAGCGGCGTGCAAGGTCAGCGTGGTCGAGAGCAATGCGGATCATGTTCGTTTCCTATTTCGTCAGAAAATTAGACTACGGCGTGATTGATTTTGGCGATGCCGGCGCCGGACAGCGTGATCGGTCCGACGGTCCAGCCGCTCGAGATATTCGAGGGGCCGCTTACCGTGGTTGACGCCGCAGTGAACGGCACGCCGCCCGGGATAATCAAGTTGTACGTGCCGGTCCCGCCGGTTCCCGTGCCGAAACTGCCGATGCTCGAGCCGCTCGTGATGCCGGAGCCCGAGACTACGTCGCCGACCGACAGTCCGCCGTCCGCAATCGCCGAGATGTACAGCACGCTCGAGGTTGTCGAGAACGCGGTAGGCGTTGCTTGCGTGGTCGTTGCCGCCGCGCTCATTTGGTAGGTGCCGATTCCGCCGGTCGTTCCGGTCAGCTGCGCGACAATTGTCGTATTGGCCGGCAAGTCCGCCGCCGGGAGCGTACCCGCGAGCGTATCGCCGATTGAGATGACTTCAGCCGCGGTGACGGCGGTCACGGTCAGGACGTTGCTTAGCGCGACAACGGTCGCGAGGGCGGACGTTGCCGACATGCCCACGGCGCCGGTAAAGCTGTTCGTCGCCTGCATCTGCGGGGCGCCCGTGGTTTCGTCGGCGTACACAGTCGCGCCAGCGGTTGCGCCGTTCGCGAAGTAAGCCCAAAAGTCGCCGCCCGTGAATCCGGTGACCATGAAGCCCTCGGGGACCAACATCGTGTATTCGCCGAGGAACTGAACGATTAGCGCTTGCTCGTTGCGACCCAAGAACGCGATTTGCCAGCCGCTCACGTAGGACTGCGAAGTCTGTCCGGCGGGTCCGACCCAAAAGAAATTGCCGACGGTAAGCCCGCCGACTGGCGCCACAAGCCCGCCTTGAGCGGTCAGGACGGAGCTAAACGGGTTCGTCGAAGCGAAATCGCCGTTAACGCCAGGGGCTTGCGCGATGTTAATCTTTGACTGAAAGGGCATGTTCGTGCGTCCTATTTACGTGATTCGATTTTACTTGAGCCGGTCGTAGCCGGGCAGCAACGCCGCCATGCCTTTGACCGTGGCGGCGTCGCTCGCCATCGACGGCGCGCGCGCCTCGGTGCGCTCGCATGCCATCTTGTAGAGAGCGGGGAACGCGGAAGCGTCAATACCGTCGACAGTAACGCCGAGTTTGGTCAGCGCGGCCTTGTAAACCTCTGCGGCGCTGTCGTACGTAACCACGCCGAGCACAGGCTCTACGGCCCGGCGGGCAGCGTGGAGCGCATCGCGCGCGGCGAGCGCCGCGTTGATTTTCGCGTCCATTGCCTTCGCGTCCTTAGCGGGTTCTTTGCCGGCATTGCCGGCTGGCGAGCCGCCGCCCGTCACCGACTTGGAGGGCTGAACGTCGTCCTCGGCTTCCTCCGGGAATTTGTCCTTCGCTTTCTTGTCCTTTGCCTTCTTGTCTTTGCCGCGCGCTTTGTCCGATTCGGTTTCGTCCTCGTCCTCGGCGTCGATATCTTCCATCGCGTCTTCGGCGTTCGTGCCCTCCGGATCGTCCTTTTCGTCCTTCGCCTTATCCTTGAGGTTGTCGACCGGACCCAACCCACCTTCGTCTTTCGCTTTCTTGTCGGCGGCAAGGACTAGGTCAATTGCGTTCTTCACCTTGAGCGAAGCGGCAGAATCGAGCCCGAGCGCGGATGCGACGGCGACGGCTAGAGCGGAAACTTTCATGGTTCGTTGTCCTGAGAGAATGTGACGGAAGTCTCAATGCTGGACATATTACGTCAAGCACGGAACGGTTTGCAACACGCCGCTCACGTAGCCGCCGCCGTTACGTCCGAGCCGCAGCGGCCCGCCTCAACTAGCGCGATGTGATTGCACGCAAGTTCACGCATGACGCCGTCGTATTTTTGCCCCTCGAATTCTCCTGGCGACATGTCCGCGCGGTAACGGTAGCCGCAGGAGATTTCCTCGCGTATTCCCGACTGAATTTTCTGTATATCCTCGGCGTTCCACACGGCAATATCCGCTTTGAGATACGGGAATTGGAACCGGATATTTGACACGCTGCCCGCGACGTAGTGCTTGTACGGCTGCTCCGCGCTCACGGCGATATGGTCCGCCATGAGCGGCTTATTTTCGTACGTGGCGGCCGCCGCCTCGAGCTCCGCGGCGTCGCGGTAAAGCATGTAAATTTTTGACGGGTCGAGCCGTAATTCCGCCGAGTTCGGTATTTCAGAGCCGAGGTAAGGGCAGACCATCGCTTTCGAGATGTTCGCGCCCTCGATATGTAAATGGCCGTCCACATCCATACGATGCATGGCGCGGTCTAACGCGAAATCCTTAGCGGCTACATCGTCCGGCCTGAGCGAGCAGTCTTCGTCGTCAGCCTCGAGCGCGCAGTCCTCGTCGTCAGCCTCGAGCTCGGCGTCGCCGCGTTTCTTCGCATACGCGATAGCAACGGCTTGCTTGGTCGGCTTGCCGGCGTTTTTCTCAGCCGCTACGTTATGGGAAAACGCGGACTTTGATTTACCAGATTCTAGGGGCATCCCGTGATTATGCCCGAATACGTCCGCCTACGCTACGCGGGCAGTTCCGAACAAATACCAATGAGCGGCCGGGTACTTGTCGCAGGCCGCGCGCCGGCAGCCGTCAACCTGCGCAAGAGCCTCGTCGTGAGTTTCGAACGGACCCGCAAGCGCAGCGCGCCGGTCAGTTTCCTTGTCGATACAAGTCACGTAGAAACCGGGGGCCATTACAGGCGGCCGATTTTGGTTTGCGCTTTGCCGCCGAGAATCTGCGGGGCCGTTTTAACTTGGCTTGCGCCCGATTCGCGGTCTTTAATTTCTTGCTCCATTACCGCGTTACCGCGGCCCTCGGCAACAAATTTCTTGAGTTCGGCGAGCGTGTAACTCGGGTATGCGTTCCAGTCCATGGCGATATCGTGGTCTATTTCTATTTCTATATCTGCGTCGTACGTCACAATTTTTGACGCAGAATCAAATCCGAATTCCCAATGCCGCCGGTCTAAATTTTCGCTGTATGGCGCTACGCGAGCGCGACCCGCCTGCGCCGCATCTCGTCCGGCCAAGCATCTAAAATCGAAACGGTCGTAGGTAATCATTTCTGCAGTATGCCCGAACCGACCCTATCCCATCAAATCGCCAAGCCCCGGCGTCACATACAGGCCGCCGTTCCCTTGCCACAGCACGCACGCGATATACAGGCTGGCGCTAACGGGAGCGTTCACGACAATCACTGAGTTAGGCAGCATTGGGTAACTGCACGTCAGCGGAGGCGGGCCGGTCCATGGCGTGGCGACAACGGATGCGTCGCCGAATTCGATGTAGGCGAATTCGTCCGAGAAATTAATGATACGAAGCTGTGTCGTGAATAGCCACGGGATAGTGGCGACAGGGAGCAACGCACGTGCAGATGCCGTCGACGTCTGGAAACCGATAGTCGGGCCGGACCGCGCGAAGTTGCGGGACGTTAACGAGGTTACTAGACTAATAGAGCTAGCCACGAGGGCCTACCTCCCTGGTAGGGGTTTACCTCACAGACAGTACACCTTTATGCCTGCTGGCGCACATAAGAATTTATTGCAATGCGATTATTATCGTTATATCACTTCCCGCTTGCTTACCCGCGGATAATTAACTCTTTCGCCTCCGTCCACTCGCCGTTGCGTTCTACGTATCATCATACGTCTGTTCGTTCATTTCGCTCTACTCCTAGCTTGGTTCAAATACTCAGTATTGCGCGGCGATTTCGCCCGCGCCTGTTCGATTGTCTCAAACGCTGGAATCACGGCGCGCGACGTGCGGAGGCGGGTTCAGAAGGTAAAACGCGGCGCCTCGCAACAGTACGGGGTTGTCACGAAAACGGCCTAACCCCATGTTGCAGTGATGGCAAAGCAGCCCGCGCAAACATTTCTCGCATGCCCGATTGACCGGACAACATTCGTGGTCGTGGTCGATGTGCGGGACGCCCTTACCGCTGTCGGTGAATAGGTCGCTACATATGGCGCAACGTCCGCCCTGCGTGGCTATGATCGCGTCGAACTGCTCAACGGTCAGCCCTTTGCGCTTTAAGTCCATTTCCTTGCGGTACCGCGCGTACCCGGCCGGGTCACGTAATTTCCACGCGGCACGGCTTTTCTTTTGGGACGCAGCGACGCGTTCAGGGTATTTAGCTTTGAACCTGTCAACCGCGGCACGGCGCGCGGGCGGGGTTTTAGCGGGCACGATTACGGGCCGCGTTTAGTAGCGGAGTGTTCCGCGGGGATTTTGCAGTAGCTTGCTCAATCGTTTCAAATGCCGGAATGATCGCCTTAGAACTGCAGCGGCAATTTATCAGCTGACCGGGCAACACGTACGCGCCCTCCGCGCTATCCCACGACCCCTGCGCGATTAAATACGCTTTGCCGCTCATAGCGACGTGCGTCGCGCGCGGCGTCTTGCCGCCCGCGCTGTGCTGCCAAATCGCGTGAGTAATCCCGAGTTCCTGCCGGCGCGCGCGCTCAATCGTGGCTTTCGCTTTGTTCGTCTGGTCGCGGGCAATCAGCGCGGCACGGTCACGGGTAATGCCGTACGTCTCACGCAAATCTCGCGATAGCGCGTGCATGTCCTGCCCGTGCATTACCGAATTCCAAACCTTGGTTTCGACAGCCTTTAGGTATTCAGCCGGAATGCTTTTGATAAGGTTTACCTGTTCAGCGACCGTGGCTTGAAACGCGGCGGCCGTGGCTGGCGTCGGCTGGAATTTCACAGTGAACCCGGCGTCCTTGAACGCGGCACGCATCTGCGTTTGCGTGATACCGAATGACTTTTTAGCGAACCGCTTACCTAGGTCTAGACTCAGTTTGTCGAATTTCGACACCCACAGCCCGCCCCATTTTCGCAGCGCGGCGCGCAGTAGGAGCGACGGGTTACGCGTGGGTGCGTCCACGGCGAACTCTTGCGGCTCGAGCGCGCCATAGACCGACAGCACGCCGCGTACGAGTTCCTCGTGCATCTGCGCGACGTGCGCGTATAACTCCGCGTAATACCAAGCATGGACCGCGGCGCTCGGATGTATCACGCGAACCGTTACGGGCTTGCGCGAACCCTCGGGCGGGTCAGCGCGTAGGAGCGGCACGGGCAGCGGGCGCGAGCGGCGCCCCTCCGAATCGTTCGTAAATTTCTTGCGACAGCGCGAGCGAGCGCCAGCACAGCGCGTCAGCCTCGGCGAGCAATTCCTCAATCCGTAACGGCGGGTACGGTGTCTTGGCGCGGTCTAGCGCTGCAAGCGTGTCAGCAATATCCATGTTGTGGCGCGCGATACAGTCCGCGTGGTCCATCGATTTACCGCGCGCGTGGTGCAGCGGCTCGCCCGGATTGTACTTGTCATTGCCGCGCTTTGAATGGCACGCGACGCCCGCGAGCGCCGCCGGAAAGTAAGCGTAGCAGCCGCTATGCAGCGGAACGTCTTTACGGTCGTTGCTATCGGTCGGTAGAGTTAATTTCATTTACCCGGCACCGACACCCACGCCGTGGATTTCGCTTGTTTCGTCACGATATCGGCATATACAGGGGCGTCGAATGTAATCCCGTGGTCAGGATGAGTCATCCAAAAATTTTGAGACGGCGGCTCAAACCCAAAATTATTATCGGCGGCATACTCGTCGTATCCCTTGAGCGATCCGTTCCCGCGTAGTCGTGCCGTCAGCATGCGCTTATGAAAGTGTCCAAATTCCATCACGTCATAATCTTGTCCGACCGCGGCGTTACGCGTATTTTTCTTCTGCTCGCCGCGCGTCACGGGTCCAAGCGGACCAATAATACCATCGCCGCCACGGAACTGGTCGCCGTGAGTAAGTAAGTAGCGCGTACCATAGATTCGATACAACGCGTCAGAACCGTCGGGAATATAGAACGTAACACGCTTGTCTGCCTCGAAATGCGCCGCAAGAAACTGATAGAGCAACCATCCGAACGAAGTGTGATTGCGGTCTTTGCTCCAAATCTTTTTAGTATCGCGGTCATGGTTTCCGCTCACGCAGGGGAGAAATACATGGCTGAACGTGTCGGCCATGAGGGAGATTGCCGGCACGAACACGCGGTACAAGTCCATGAGCGTGGGCATTGTGTTTAGTTCGTTCGTCGCCGCAAGTTCGTCGTGTATATTGCCCGAAACCATGTCTCCGCCAAGCGGCATACAGATGCCGGGATACGACATTGACGGGTCGAGAATCTTGCAAAGCGCGATGGTCGTCTCGATTACTTGGCGGAAACGACGGTGCGCAATCGCAAGATTGTACGAATTCACGCCGCCAATCTGCGAGGCGCGAACTTGCTCGCCCCAATGCAGGTCGCTTAGCATAAGCTTCGGCGCGCCGGGCGCCTTAGCCTTTTTCGGCATAAAAACCCATTTCGGCAATTGCAGTTCGTTGACTGCTAATTTGGCCGTGCCCACGTATTCGCGCAACAGCGCGGCGCTGTCCCTCTCTGTACGCGCTTCCTCGAGTTGACAGCGTAGGTCGGCGATGATTGTCGCGGGGTCGTGCGCCCGCTTAAGGTCCGAAAGTGATTTAGCCACCGATAGTTTCCTTCCACTCGTCCGCGAGTTTCTTGGAAGCAAACCATACACGACGGACGCTAGATTTACCATTCGTGCCGGGAGTATCAGCCCAAAAATCCGTAAACTGATCACGATATCGCGATATGTCCATGCAGGCAATCGGAGGTTTTGACAGTCTGATAAAATCTTGCTCGTACGCCCAAGCGTCGGACGATGCGGCGAGCGCGGCAAGCGCGGCCCGAATACGGTTCGGGACAACTACGGTTTTGTCGTGAACCGCGCGCAAATCTGCAATCGTCTTACCTTTCGCTTTAGTCAAGTTCAATTCTCCTACTTTGGTTTAATTAATGCGCCGCGGTAATAGCGCGGGTTACCGTGTCCCGCGACAGCGTTCTTGCTCTCCGCGTTCGTAGGCGCGGCAGGCCCTGTCGGCTCTCGGTCGCGCATGCCCGCGTCGCGGACTTCGCGCATAGACTGCTTTTTCAATCGCATCCGATACGTCTCACGGTCGCTGTCAACTGCGGTGTTTAGCCCACGCCACAAGCAGCGCGACGCCGCTTAGCGCGCCGAACAGATACGCCGCGATAAACCATCCGGCCTGCAACGCATCGGGGCACGTCACGCCGCGGCGCCATCCTGCCGGCCTTGCTCGTATGCTGCGCACAACGCGGCCTCGTCAATCTGGTGATACGGCGGCGAATCCTTGCCGTTCACACCGTCGGCGTACCCGCGCGCATATGCTTGAATTTTAGGTGTTATGTTCATTTGCTAGCCTTCAAAAGGTCGCGGATTAGTTCTTTCATGTACTTCGCGTCCTCGTCGTTTACCTTATTCGCGGTAAGCAATTGGAGCGCTTTTTGTAGCTTTTCGACAGGCAGCGCGGACAATCGATTCATGTCGTCCTCGCGGTTTTTGTGGCCGCTCATAAACTGGTTGACGAACGGCGCTTTAGATACGCCGCCCTGCGCGGCACGCGGGGACTGCTCGCTAGCTGCTTTCGCCTTCTGCGGTTCATGATGCGATTTAGGCGTCGGTTTCTCGCCCTCGGCGCCCTTCCCCATCATGCCTGCAACTTTTTCGCTGTGCGCCTGCGCGGCCTTAATCTTCGCCGGGTCCAGCTTGCTGACGGGGTCTTTGTGGCCTTCGTCGTCGGGCTGCCCGGCAAATTTATACTCCTTATGGACCGTGACTTGCGTCTCGGCGCGGTCAGCTTTGTTATTGCCTGTCGCCGCGTGGCCGCCGCTGCCAAACTGGCCGCCCTGCCCGCGTGGGTGTTTGTTTTCCTCAAACCTCGCTGCGTCCATACTGAATCCTGCTAGCTCGCCGCCGTCTTGGTCGGCGTCAGCATCATCGTCGGATTCAGGCGGATTTCCTGTGATGCCCGTCACGGGATTGCCATTTTCATCTAACTCTTGCTCAGGCTCAGGTGCCGGTCCGGTCAGGTTCGAGTATCCGCTATCCGGGTCGGACTGCAGCCGCACGCGCGCCTCGTCAGGCGATATGACGCTCGCATTGATATATCCCGCGTCCATGTCGGCGTCAGACTTACGGATTTCGCTCAGTTCCTTCTGTGTCGGTTCGTCCAGCGTGACCCAATGGATTACTAGATCATCGTCGATTTTGCCGAACAGCGAGCACTGTACGGCGTTGAGCAGCATTTTTAGGTTAGGCTCGCTGAGTCTCACTTGCATCGAGCCGATTCGGTCGTACCATACCGTGATTTCTCCCTCGCTCGAGGCGTTCAATCCGCTCGGCGTGATACCCGTGAGTTTCACAAGGGGGATACCCCACACAGCCGCCATGTGCTCTTGTGACTGCGCCTGCAACTTATCGAGGCCCGCTAGCGTCGCTTCGGCAAAACTGATTTCCTCGACGTCTTTCTGAATCGCGGCGATTGCCTGGTTATTGCGCGTCTGCGTGAATATCTGCAGCCGCGCGAGCAGCCCGCCGCCCTGCGGCCCGCCATCTTCTAGCGTTGCGTGTAGGTCCGTCGCCAGCACGGGGATGCTGAAATTATTGATTAGGTCGTTGACGGCTTTGCGCGTGCGCAGCCACATGTTGACGGACATTTCGCCAAGCTGAATTAGCGAGATGCCGCCAAAGTTGTATGCCGGCTTGAGCAAGTCCGGGACTTCGCGCCCTATGAACGTAAGCAGCCGCGTAGCGTGCGTCTTGCGCCCCATGATGTACCAGGACGTAGGCCGGTAGAAATCATCGCGCTCGGGGTACTGTGAATTCCACGAATAGGGCGTGGACCAGTACGGCTCAATTGACTGAATCGATTTCAGGCTGCCGACGGGTATTCCCTCGGGGGTAATCTCGAGCGGCAGCTGTCGTTTCTGTTCGTCCGCGTCGGCGATATTCAGGTATATCTGACCGCGCCCGAATTCGCTGTCGAGCAGAAAACAGCGATAGAAGTGTGCCCGTACGTTCAGTCGCTCGCATTCCGCCATAATTTGCGCGATTTCCTCGGACTTGTCGCCGCCGGACTTCGACTGCAGTTCGAACCATTTACGCGTCATTTCCGTGGCGATCGTCTCGCACGGTTCGCGGTATTCGCTGATTTGGGTTAGCTCGGCGAGATACGGATACCCCGGGAACCATAGACCCCCGCCATACCCGCTGTTCAGCCCGACCCCGCCAAAACCCCAAGCGGCATTATCGAGCGCGAGCGCTGGCCGTTTCGCCTCGCCCGGGCAGACGGTGTCCATGGCGAACGTGGTCGGGGAGGGCAGCACGCCCGGCGGGAGCTCGGGGAACGCGCGGTATTCAGCGCTCGCACGCGTTCGCTGATAGGGGTTATCGACCGCCGGCAGGGATAGCGCCTCGGCGAGCAGCTTACGCATGGCAAGCTGTTTGCGTGGTTTTGCGGCCACGGGGGCGGGCGGACCGGGATTCGGGGCGAGCTTAGCCGCTAGCCATCGGCGCAACGTGGTGAGCATAATCAGGAGTCTAGCGGAAACTGTGAGGCGCGTCACTCCGGATTCCCGCGTCTGTGAACTGCGACACTACAGAGCGCCGCGAACGGGTCGATACTACGACCTATGAAAATCACTACCGCAAAACAGATTACCGACATTCAATTCGAAATCCGCGTGGTACGCCTCGCACTTAATCTAGCGGCCTTCGCCGCCGGGTTCATTCTGATACTGGCGATTTTTTAAGGAGTTAATCACAATGATTCGCGCAACGCTGTTTATCCTGCTGCTCGCCTCATGCCATCATGTACACGCCTCGGAAATCTGCACGCCCGATGATATGCGCACAGGCTCGGCGCTAACCGATGCGCAGAACGCGAAGGGCAACATGTGCATAACAGCCGGTCGCGTGCTCGCTAAGCTCGTAAACGATAGCGGCCTGCCGTGCATGAACGTCGAAGGTTGGATCGCATATCCGGAACGCCATTGGTATTTTGTTACGTGTCTTTGGCTAGACACCAGCTACGGGACGCCTCCGGATCGCGTACAGCGACACAATAATTACCAATCTATCAATAATCAGTCATTCGAATTAATGGAATAACTAATCCTGGTCATCATACCGGCAGTTGTCGTTCACTGGAGCATGATATACAACCCAAACAACCAGGCCAATAAATGCCAGTAATAGCCCAATAACGATACTATGCATAACCGGAGTACTCGATTAACGCGTGTCCTGGGACGGACCGCCACCACGGCGGGAGTATCGCCAACGGCCGCCTGCCGGTCAAGCGATTGAGAAGGAATACGAGAAACAGGGCGGCCTGACACCCACTACAGCGCGCATCCGCAGCCGCCATGCTCCGACCTATCGAAATCACCTTTAGACTCGACGCGCAACCGAAAATTATGCAGCGTTAGTGGTTTATCGCCGCCTCCGCGCCGGTCTCGCAGTATCGAATGATCGCCGACCGTTAGGCGCATCCCTTCCTCCCACGCTTCCCATTCGCCGTATAATGTCGGGTCAACGCCAAGCAGCTTTGCCCATGAACCTTGGCCGGCCTTGATGCACGCGCCGCCGCAGTTGTTGTGGGAAAAACCCATCCTATTCAGATAGGGCGCCTGGATACCCTCCTTATCGAGCATGGCGAATGCCTGAGGCTTGCCGAGTGGCGGATCGTTGGTACATAGCGGGGCGTCCGTGGTCCACGGTAACATGCGCCTCTGAAATGTCGTGAAGCGATTTACTTCGGTCCAATCGATCCCAATGTAGCGTACCGTATCTTGAACGTCGCAATTCTCCTTAAACCACTTGTCCATGAACTCGCGCTTGAGTATGCGGCTGCAAGGATCAAAGGCGGAATTGCCGATGAACTTCTCATCGGTCATCACTTGCCGAGGGGTGCGTCCCTCGGCAATACGCGTCACCGGCACGCTGATATTGGCAGCGCCTTCCTCAAGGAAGCGGTACAGGTCCGGGTGCTCGTCGCCCACGTCGGCAAACAGCAGCGTTAGGTTATCGGTCCCGTGCTTCTGAGCAACCAGCTTAGCCGCCGCCCAAGAGCCTACGCCGCCACTAAATTGCACAATATGTTTCATATGGGTGTTAACCGGATAAGCATGGTTTTAACGCAGTCCCGAGCGCGGCGCGCCACCACGGGCGGAGTAGACCCAACGCGCCGACGCTCAGAACAGCGAGCGCTTGAGGGAATGCGACCGACCGCTTGCGATATTACGCGGCGGCTGGAGGCGCGTCAACAAGGCGCTCGGCGATAACCTGCAGCACTACTAAACGATTCTTAGCAGCGTAGCGCTTGGCGAACACGCCAGCGTCGTCCGTGCACTCGGCGTCGACAGTCTGCGTGACTTCCTGGACGTACGTGATTTGGTATCGTTTCATTTACTGTAATCGTTCGTTAAGAACGCCCAAACAACGACGCCGATAAGTACGATAACTACGGCGCCTCCAATAATTAAATATATCATCGCCTCACATTACTCGCCGCGCTGACCGCAGTCAACAGCGCGCCCATGTTATTCAGCGACGATTTACGCGGGGCGAGCGCCATCACTACGGCGTCGGCCATGTCGGGGCTAGCTTCCTCGTCTGGGTTCTTGTCAATCTGAATCTTGCCCGTCATAGTTTCTTTAATCGTAGCTTGCGACAGCTGCTCTAACAGCAATTCACGCAGGGGCAAATCCGACGGGATGCATAGTATGCGCTCGAGCACGTACGGCTTGCCGCGGCGCGCTTGCCACGCGTTATAGCAGGCGAGCCGCGCTTCGTACCAGGATTGCGCTTTGCGGTTCGCGAATAAATCTACGGCTTTTCGCTTCGTGCCCGGGACAATCTGTTCGGGCCGGACGACTGCCTCGGAACCGCGGTACGGATGCGTGCCAATCGTGCCGTGCGTAAAATATTCCGCGGGCGTCGGTTTAACGAGCTTCGCTTGCGCCTCGGTCCGCGCCTCGTTTATGAGCCGCGCGTCACTGTGAACGGCAGCGCCGCCCATACCGTCAGCGTCATAATCGAACGCCGTTAAGCCGTGTTCCTCGGCGAGCTTCATTGCGCGCTGCACGCTGTAACCTGTATCGCTGCCTTTACCGCTCCACTGCGATGCGTGGATTACGCGCCGACCTTTCAGCACGGCGAACGCATTCAAATCTAGCCCGCGATCGGCAATGTCAAGCGCGGCACGCAAGCCGCCAGTCATCTCAATACCCAGGAACTTATCAATATCTACCGTGGCATCAGCCCATTCGCGCGGAATAACGGCGCCCTCGAGCGTCGCTTTGAAGTCGCACATGTACTCCTGTTTCCACGTGACTTCGTCCAATTCCTCTTGCGTCTTTGCGGCCCATGCATCGTCACGTCGCGGATCGTCCCGCCACGTGTAATCAAATCGGCGTATAGCCGGTTGTTTGTGGGCGCGCCGAAAGAACGAGTTAGCGCTCCCGTTCACAGAGGACATGTCGATACGGCATCTAGTATTCGCGCTTAAGTTTTTGTCGATGATATTAGGATGCTCAAAATGGGCGCTCTCGTCCACGATGAATATTGCTTTACGGCCGCCGCGTCCCGCCTGGTCGCCGGCCTCGCCCGTGATGCTCGAGCCGGTCAGCGGAAACGTGACGCGTTTATCGGCTGAGCAGTGCGCCACATCGAACCCTGCATTAAATTCTATCGGTAGGTGCTCGAGGAACGAACGTAGCTTGTAGAACAGCGAGTCCGGGTCGCCGCTGCGGTCAATCTTGATTTCAACAGCGCTGCCCACGCCAGCCGCGAACCCGTTGCGGAATATACATAACGTAGCTAGCAACGCCATCGCGACCCATGACGCGCCCACATCTCGTGACTTGACGACAACGCCGGGCGTGCTGTCTATCCAGCAACCAATCATCCATCGAATCATCTCGCGCTGCCTAGGGAACAGCGCGAACGCGACGACGGGATTGCGACCTTCGCTAATCAATCGCGGGTCGATGGTATAGCCCCAATCGTTTATGAAATCGGCGAGCGTATCGGCGTCGCGCGCGTAGTAGCGTTTCACCCATGCGATTTTGTCGGCGACGGTGGCAGCGTCGGGCCGGCGCAGCCATGCGAGGCAATCCTCGCGCGCCTGCATCGTGGGCGCTGCATCGCCGTATATTTCGCGCAGTTCTAGCCGGCGAGACGCGTAAGCCGCGGCCGCGTCGCGTTCGTCACGGCTGAGAGTTTGCCATAACGCAGCACGTGCGTTCTGTTCAGTCGCAAGCAGTGCATCGAAGTGTTCCCGTGCGCGCGGCGGGCGGCGCATAGCCACGTAGGCGCGGGCGGCTATGGCATCAGACGTCGGCACGGCCTCGGCGTTCACGTGGAGCTCCGCTCACGGGCGCGCTCGAGCACATAGCGCACCGTGGCAGGCTCGACGCCTAATCGCCGCGCCAGCGCCTTCTGGTTGCCTATGGCGCGCCGTTGCGCATCCCATTCGAGGATGGCCGCCACGGTAAGCGCCGGTATTCGTGTGGCGCCGCGCCTCATGAGCCAAACGCCTCGAATAGCTTGAGCGCTGCAGCGGGGTCGGCGTCCCGCGCGGCATGAATAGCCACGTTCGCGTTAAGGTTTAGCGAGCGTGTGACATAAGCCGACTGCAGCTTGTTCAGCATCTCAGCCGCGTCGGCCTTACTCTGCATTTCGACCTTAATCACGCCGTCCTTGTCCTGGCTAGCCGATTTGTACAGCGCGCGCCCCGCGGTCGACAGTTCGTCCGTAGGCGTTATCTCAACGTGCATTATGCCTCGCCCCCTGCAGTGCGGGCAGTTCTCGGCGGGCTTGGTCGGGTCGGGCAGCGCGGGCCGCGCCTCGAGGAACTCGCACGGCGCGAAGTGTGCCGAGTATGCCGCGGCGATGCTGCTGTCGGTCCAGCACAAGTCACAGGGGCTGCGAACGACCCGAGTTAGTTCCTCGGGGTCGGCGTTGACTATCATCCGCAGCCACGCCATGCGCTCGGCTATGGTGCTCACAGCCTCGGCGTCCGCGGCGGGGCGTAACTGAGCGATGCGTGCCCTGATGCGCGGCTCGCGGTTCATGACGGCAATCTGTCCCGACTGCGAGCCGGCGCTACCAGCCACGCAGCCGGCCTGGCGGAACGCTTCGGCGTACGACATGCCGGCGGCCACGCACCGGGCGTAGTTTTCCTGCCGCCGCGATAACGGGCGGGGCATCAACGGCAGCGGCTCCACGGTCGGGGGCGCGGCCACGGTGGGGGCGGGCAATGCGTCCATATCCGCAGTATCGCTAATTAATGACGCAAACCGCAACCACGATTTTGTGGACACGTGTGTACGCGAAACCGGTGCCCCGCAAGCGGGGTATCCCGCCTTATTAATATAATATACTAAATACTAATATAATAGATTAATAAGTCGGGATACCTCCTTGTGGGAAATGGTGGACACACGTGACCGGGGCTCTGTTTGGTCAATTTAGGGATACACAACTGCTGCGCGGTAAAGTACTCGTGCGAAATGTTTGACTGCTCGGCAACTTTGAATTACTCTATGTTTTTTACGTGAGGAACATTAGACATGACCACTATTTACAGCGAGCGCCAGAGCGGACGACGCGTAGCTTTGAACCTATTTCGCGACGGAAAGAGCCAACAGGAAGTCATTGCGGCCACGGGGCTGAAGCCTCGGACCGTTGAAATCTATTTCTTTGAGGCTCGGCGCGAAGCCCGCAACTCCGGCTGGAGCGCGAATGTGCTGAATGTTCCGATACCCGTTCCGGATGATTTATCGACGGATGAGCGTAACGCGTTGATTCGATACCTGCAGACGGATTGCCTCGCGACGTTTTTAGCGGCGCGGCCCGCGAGCAAGGTTAAATAGCGGGCCCGGACGCACCGCACCATAGGCGATAATCGGAGGCATGAGCCGCCCCCCTCCCGTGACGTGTGCCCCGGACGCCGACTGGTACGAATACGAGTCCGACGGCGAATACTCCCGTGAGGGCAGCGAGGACGGCGACGATTATTAGTTGACGGGCGCGCCAGACCGTGCGATGTTGCGGCCGTGAAAGCTCGGGTGATGGATGGACTGTTTGTAGCTGCCTGCGTGGCTATGCCCGCTGTAGCGCTGATAGCCGCCGCGTGGATACTGTCCCCGCCGCCGGAGCGCGCCGTAGCGCCGTTCAATTGGTCACAGCAGACACTGCGCAGCCCCGGCGAGCTCGAGTGCCGCGCGCAGCACCGAATCCCCGAATACGCTGACGAAGTAACTATCGGCTGCCTGCCGGAGCGCACCGAATGAGAACGCTGCGAATCCACGCCCGGGCGGTCGGGTTCTATCGGCGGCATGATTTGACGATATGCGGCACCACAGGAGAGGACGAGGCCTGTATCGGCTTGGGCGCTACATGCCGCTCACCGAACTGTACGAACATCAGAAGGCAAACATGCGCGCAGAATATTACGGTTTCGTATGAGTCTCACGTTAACCCTAGAGTGTCCCACACATCCGAGATACACGGGCAAAATCGGCGATAACCTGGCGTGCGCTGAGTGCCGGCTGATATTCGCGTTCAGGAATAACGTGCATCGCGTGCTGTCGACGCCCCGTGAGGACCGCACCGACGTCAACGAACGCGTCATACGGTCGCTAGAGTGATTCGGCGGCGTATGCGTTCCGTAATTCCATGGCCCGTGCGACTCCCCGACGGGCGCGTAGCGTTGCTCGTGGCTTACCACGGTCTATTAGGCTGCGTGCAGTCCGGCTCGGCTCGTATCTTAGAAACGGTGCCGCTGATATCGCTCGATTTTCATGACCCGCGTGCCGGTTCTGTGACGTATGCACGTTGACGTCCGTGTCAGTCGCGCCCAGAATACGCGACATGAAACAGAAACGCCCCTGCATCACTCCGAACCCGTACCGCGCTGGCAGTAAGAAACGTAAAACGGCGCTCGCGTGGATGGCTACACGTGGAATCACGCAGCCCCGATCGCTCTACCCGGTCCGCGCCGCCGATGTGATATCTACGCCCGGCGTGCCGCGCCGCCGGCTGTCGCTCGTATGAACCGCGGGTGGACCCGGTATGGGACTTACCGCGCACTACTCGCAGCGCAAGCTCTTCAACGTAAAGCCTATTGGGCGCGGATGCTGACGAAGCACGGCACTATAGCGCGCGCCGCCAAGAACACCGAGGTTAACCGCACCTGGTTGCATGGAAAAGCGAAAAGGCTAAAAATTTACGTTCCGCGTCCTACGCATCGGGGAAATTGGAATGATTGAACGAATCACGAAAGCCAGGCGAACCGCAACTGGAGTTGTTGAAATGAAACGAATCACGAAAAATACTATTGCAAAAATACACGAGCTGCTCGACGCCGGCTTAGTAAGCGGACTCGGAGAGCCCGAGCCGGGTAAAATGTGTGTTGAAGCGGCGATAAATTACGCACTCGGGCGCGAACACGGGGATGATCCAGGTTGTGTGCTTGAATCACTGCGTCGATTAAAAATCAAACTTAACGATTCAAAATACTGGACGTCAAATAAAGCGCGAGCAGATGGTTTGCGCCGGCTAGCAATTGCGCAGCTTGGCAGCAAGGACGCCGTCGACGAAATCGAATTTGCAGAACGTGTCGCGTCCATGACGATACGGACGGTAGTGCCGAGCGCGCTCCGGGCTGCGGCTCGGATGTTGACAGGCGAGCATCCAACGAAATTGTTAATTCTCGCCGATCAGTGCGAGACAGCATCCACAGAAGAAAACGCCTATACCGCCGCCCGTGCCGCCGCCTATGCCGCCGCCGATGCCGCCGCCTATGCCGCCCGTGCCGCCGCCTATACCGCCGCCTATGCCGCCCGTGCCGCCGCCGATGCCGCCTATGCCGCCGCCGATGCCGCCGCCGATGCCGCCCGTGCCGCCGCCCGTGCCGCCGCCTATGCCGCCGCCGATGCCGCCCGTGCCGCCCGTGCCGCCGCCTGTACCGCCGCCCGTGCCGCCGCCTATGCCGCCGCCGATGCCGCCTGTGCCGCCGCCTATACCGCCGCCTATACCGCCGCCGATGCCGTCGCCGAAAAAATCCTTATTGACTTCGCAGAAAATGTCGTACAAATTCTGATTGACATGAAAGCGCCCGGAACTGATTGGCTATGAAAATTAATCACACGGTTGCCTCGACGATCATCCTCGGGCTGATTTCCGGCGAACTGAAATACCCGCCCTCGATTACGTCAGGCAATCGGCTGCACACGGGGCGCGCCGCGCCTGGATCGCGCGAGGCCGCGGAACGTATCGCGGCAGCATCGCCCCGGCGTCAGCGGCGCGCGGCGAAACGACGTACTGACAGCGGAGATTTGAAACCGTGAGAATCAACGTCTACAGCCAGGAATTGACCAGCGAAGTACTGCGCATCTCCAAAGTATCGAACACCGGCATAGAATATAAGGCGGTACAGTTCGTGCTGCATTCTTCGCCGATGCTGCATCACCCGCCGAAGGACGACGACCGTAGCGCTGTGACGTTCTGGCTGCCGCAGTCGCCGCGTGGGTTGCTGGACTTCAAGAACGCCCTCCACGCCGCTCTTGGCATGGTGGACGACGAACTACAGCGGGTCCAAGTCGAGCGGTTCAACGCGACCTACGACGCGAATGCTCGGCGTCGCGGTCAATATACCGACGAGGACGTGAAGGAAGTCCAGCGCGGACTGTATCCGTCACCTAACAGCGGAGACGAGAAGCATGGCTAACTGCCCGCAATGCGCCGAGCACGGCGTCGAGACCGAATTGGAGCCGTATGCCGAAGTGGATATCGGCGTCGGCGTGATGCAGGGAGGCCCGTGGGGTTGCCCGGTCTGTCACTACGTTGAGGACTTGGAGAAGCAAGCGCGCGACGCCGGATTCTGGCCGGACAAGGAGAGCCCTGATGATTGGGGTTAACTCACAGTCTGATGCCGAGGTACCTAAATGAACGACAAAATACACACAGTAGGTCGAATCAATTTCGCCGAGCGCCCTCCGTGGCTGCCGGACCCCGGACTGGAGTCGCCAGTTATTGAACGTCGGCGCGGTCCGCAGCCGGCAGCCGACGATCAGCTGGACGCAGTCGCCGAGGAATACGCCGAGATTATGCGTGCGCGTGGTCACGCTATCGGCGGTCCGGAAATTGTCGCCATACGTCGCATGGCTATCATACAGGACGCGTGGCGCGTCGCGTTCGCGAAGGTATTCGGTTGAGCATCTGGTTTCGTGATACGCTCATAGCGGTCGGCGCGATTGGTGCCGGCGCCGCTTTGATGTATCTATCCATATGGCTACTAGGATTTTTATAATGCTGACGCACGTTCTTGCTGGTATCGCCTGCTTGGTTCTAATTGTAGTATTTACGGTTGCTGTGATACTCGAGGAGTTGAATACACACGTTGAGGAGTGAACCGTATGAAATACGTTGCTGTACTGTACGTTTCCGCCTATATCTGTCTGGTCCGCGCCGCGTGGCCGCCCCGCCGCAAGTCGTAAGCGGTCGGACCGTTAACGAACGATTATTGGCGCTCGGGGTCACTACGCTGGTCAGTTTCGACGGCGCCCGATTGCGTTTCTATTTTAGCTCGAGCGAGCGGTTCCCCGAGTCTATCTTGCAATACCTGCGAATTAACGATGGGCATCGAGCTAAGCTACTGCGGGATTATTGCGTCAACCTAGGGCGCGATTTGGTTTAACCCATCGTTTGGCGGTCGCGCCGTCGACACGAACCGACTGACGCTCATATCCTAGCTGGCGCAGGACGCGCGCGGCGCGCTTCTCGGCTTTGAAATCCTGATGTGACGTGTTCAGCCCGATTGCCCCTGACAAAACCTCGGCTATAGTCAGCGGTCGCGCGCATGGCGCAATGCCCGCATGGGTCGTCCCCGTGGCGGCGACAGCCGACAGCCATTTCTCGATTGCCGTTTCCCATACGTCCGTTTGCTCGTAGCGCGCGTGGCGGCCCGCAGCGAGGCGCTCGGCGTCCTGCCAGGCAATCCCGTGCATCGGTCCTAGCGCCTCCCTGCGCTGTTTCCAGCGCGCCGCGCCCTCCGCCCACAGCTGGTTGCGGTCTACGACTATGCGCTCGCGGTCCAACATCGTGACTTCCACGGGTAGCCAGCGTCGCTGTCCTGTCTCGTCGGGCGGCAGGAACTGGGGCTCGTTCGTGGACGCGAACAGCATGCAGCGGCGTTTAAAGCGTGATGGATGGGTTTTAAATTTCTCTATCCATTCTTCGCTGCGACGCGTGATTACACGCTTTACCAGTCCGATATCTGCTTTCGATAGGCCGGCCATCTCGGCGACTTCCACGAGTACTTTACCGCGCAGCAGCCGTTTAAAGTTGTCGTCGTCCTCGTGCAGCGACAGCCCGTCAGTGAACCAATCTTCGCCGGGCACCATAGCCTGGAATCCCGTCGATTTCAGCCGACCTTGTGGCGATTGGAACGCTATTACCATATCAAGCTGACAGCCTGGTTCGAGAATGCGGCCCGCTAGTCCCGTCCACATGTAAAGGCTCACGGCGCGCGTATATTCATCGTCCGCGGTGCCGCAGTAGGCCGCTAAGAACTGTTCGACGCGCGGCACGCCGTCCCACGCTAGGCCGTCTAGCCAGTGTGATGGCGCTATCGAAATGACGCCACGATGCGACTAACTCTAGCGCGTCGCGCATCAGGTCCTTACCGACGGGCGCGAACCGTAGCTTGCGTTCGAATGTCTCGCGCAGCTGCACCATGTCATTATCTGTAATCGGTCGCCACGTCCCGCCGATAGGCGCGAACATCACGCGGTCGTAGAATTCATCGAATCCTATCTGTACCTCGGTTTGTTTACCGAGCATGTAGACCAAGGATTTAAGATTCGAATCAAACTCGAGTTTGCCGTTCATCGTTAAGATGCCGGCCGAATCGGCGTCTAGTACCGGGGCGGACGGTGCCGCCGGAACTACCGACTGCGGCGCGGGCGGAGTACTACAGACACGGCGAGCGGCGCGGCATTCCCGCGGAGGGCTTTCCATTGTTTGGGGATTGCAACGGCTTTGAGAATCGTGCCGCGCAGATAGTCGGGCCGGTCCCATTTCTCGCGACGTAGCGCACAGTCCGTGCGGCCCGCGACCCGCTCCATAGCATCGCAGTTATTGCCAAAACCATAAGCGAGATGGTTAAAGAACGACTGGTCCGCGCTCGAGGCGTCATAAGGTTTTCCGTTGTTACCAGGCCATACCCGGCTGAGTTTGTCGGCGTTCGCCGTCCACAAATCCTCAAAAGTGATTTTTGCTGGCGCGAACCGAGACGCCGCGGACCGCGAGCGCCGGAGCGCCGCGATACGTTCGTTGTCGTTACCCGTGAACGTGCAGAGCGGGTCGTAATCGTCCGTCCAATCGCGCGCGATAACGCCGCCGATCGCGACAGGCTTGAAGTACGTGGCGGCGAGCGCCCACAGCCAATCCGTGAGATCGTTGCCATATAAACCCTTTAACACAGATTTCAGCGCCCGCAGCGCAAATCTTCTGTAGTTTTTAACCATAGCGTTCTGCGAATGCCCCGTCGGGCATGCCACACCGTTACCGAGTGGCGCCAATCACGCGTGCTTCTTTCCTTGTTTTTACAACGGCGGACACGGGACGCCCGTCAAAGCGATGTAGCGCGCACGATGATACAGTTCGATATGGTGTTCCTGATTCTTGGTTGAGTGCAGGGGCGGGTCGCCGCTGAACGGTCCTATGATGTGGATACCGCGTCCTGACATGCTGATTTCGACGTATACGTCGGGACAGAGGCGGCGAGCCTCGCGGACTAGTTTCGTGGCGACTGGCGATGCGACGCCTTCAACCATGCATTTGTCTATGTCGACGCACAGCAGCCCGCAGCCATCGTGCAGGACGACGCCGACGCCGTATCCCGCGCCGAGTGACTGCGCGTACGCCTGCGCGATATCCCACGAAAGCCAATTCCGTGGGAGTTGAGCGTCCAGACATGCAGCGCGCGACGCGGGGTCGGCGTGCAACGGGTCTATAGGGGACTTGTCCGAGCCCCGCCAGATGATAAACATTGGCTTGTCGGTCCAAGCCTTGAACGGGTTCACTTGCGGACAATCGCGTCCAGCTTCATACGTTGCCCTTGGGATAGATTCTCGCGGGCCACAAGTGGGTCATTTAAGGCATAAGCCTGTAACACGACTTGACGATTACCCGTGGCCAGCGCTTCGCGGACGATCGATTTACGTAGTTCGTCCATTGTGCCCCAATGATAATTGATAGTGCCCATGCCACAATCAAGATGCGCGGCCAAATGGCGTTTGAGTACGCCGCGATACCCGAAAGATTCGGCCAGCGTGACCGCTGTCCTGAGAATGGTTTGCTTATTCAATTCTGGTACTCCTGATAATCGTGTCAAATGTTACAGTTTAGTAGGGTCACTTACAAATACAGCGTGACCGCCCTCGCTATTGACAAGCGCAGCCCAACGGTATTGCGCGGCGGCGGCTTCGTCTTTAGTATCGAGCGGGGGCGGCGTCCACGTCTCGGATTTGCACTCCACGCTTACGAACTGAGCTATTACGGTTCCGACCATGTCCGCGGTAATGACCACGGGGCGCCAGCCGATTAGGTCGCCAGATTTCAGCACGTCGCCAAGTTGCTTTGTGTCGTTTGCTAGCCCGAACCGAATAAATGACCCCGTATCGGTACGCGCGGCCCCGCGATTATTTCTCCATAAACGCCAGCGTTTCGCCACGGCGGCGAGGCGCGTACGGGATTGGATGTTAGATTCGCTAGCGACTCAACTACCATTCTCCTGTCAGATAAGGCTACGGCGCAAAGTACGCCATAAACGTTGTCTTGCAGTTGGCCTATGCCAGTATTGCAATTACCGCATATCCAACCGCGAAATTTCCCGTTCTTATGGTTATGGTCTAAGTGTAATGCTCGTTTAGATTTTCGCCCGCAACATTCGCACTCAGTAGGGCACGGACGCGTTGGTATGGGCGAAAATCTACGCCCCCATTGTCGTTGCCGAGCTTTAGCCGCCTCGTGATTTGCCGCGTACCAATCGGCCGAACGTTCAATAAGCCGCTTACGATGCGCCAAATAGTATTTGCGGTGAAATTTACGCCTTTTTTCTTTTTGCGCTGGCGATTCGGCGGACCTTCTTTCTTTTTCACACCGTAAAATTCTTTCTCGATTAGCCCGGTACCATTTTGCGCCTGCCTGCCGTTTTTTTTCTTTAGTCGATTGTTTCACTTTGCTTCTACCACGCGGTTATCATCAAGATACGATTGTATTCGTTCGCGCAATTCCTCGGCGCCGCTCGCGTTCAACGTCATAGCTGTGAGCACGTCACGCCCGAATTTATAGAAAAATCTGCGCTGTATCTCGGGTTCGTCGCGCCCCTGACCGTGCTGCCACGTAGCCCACAGCAGCATAGCACGTCGTAATTCGTCCTGCGCTTCCTGGCGTTCACGGTGCCGTAGCTGGATTGTGTGCGCGACGTGCGGCAGCACGCCATGCGGAATTCGTGCGGGTCCGTCGACCTTGGCTTGCTCCACTCGCATGGCATGCAGCACTTCCGGGTCTAGTTCGTAACAGTTGCCGTCGACTTCCTCGGGCGTCGAGCGGCGCGTCGGCGGCGGTCGCGCCGTACCGCAGTTAGGGCACGTGGACAACGTCGCCTCGTACGGCTCGAGACATTCGGGATTGACGCAGTATCGCAGCGGGATTTCGTCAGATTTCTGTTTCCGCGAGCGCCGCTCGGAGCGCGCGAGCGAGTACGTACGCTCAACATCTGGTAAACCATGCCTTACGTAATTTTGTACGTGGTCAATGATGATTGCCTTCGGTTTGACGCTTGAGGCAATCTCCGCGAGGCGCTGCGCGTCGGTCCTATCGTTCCATGTGGCGTTCTGCGCGTCGGTCAGCATGAGCCGCAACGCCCGCCCGAACTGCTGCGAATAGAGTTGAAACGACGCGGTCGGACGCGCCATGCTCACGACTTCAACAGCGGGCACGTCGACGCCCTCGCCGAGCACGTCGACGCTCACTAGCTGCAGGATTTGTCGCGCGCGGAACATCCGCATTAGGCGGCCGCGCTCGGCGAGCGGCGTTTTTGCTGTGATGGTATCGGCCGGTATCCCTTCGCTACGGTACTTAGCGGCAAGCTCGCCAGCCGCCTCGATATCGACCGCGAACGTGATACCGAGTTTGCCGGCGGCGAACTTCAGATAGTGCGCGACCACGTCGCCGACGATCGTTTTTGATTCGTGAACGGCGGCGCGTACCTTGCGGTAATTGTAATCGCCTGAATCGCCGATTTCGATATCTTCCACGTGAATATCGGACGGCGGCGCTATCAGTCGGTAGTCGCAGAGGAACCCACGATTAATGATTTCTCGCGCGCACGGACCGACTACTAATTCGTCAGTACTCTGCGTTGATACCACTGCT